CGACGGCAAGGCCCGGACCTTGTGGCCGAATGGGCCGCTGTGGCATCTGCCGCTGTTCACCGTCGCCGGCCGTCCCGAAGGCCTGTCGCCGATCGGTCAGGCCGCCGCGACGATCCACTCCGGGCTATCCGCCCAGGAGTTCGGCAACCGCTGGTTCGACGACGGCGGGCACCCGTCCGCGATCCTCTACTCGGAGGACCCGAACCTCGACGCCACCGGCGCCCGGAAGATCAAAGCAGCGTTCCAAGAAGCGACCCGCGGAACCCGCGAACCTGCCGTGCTCGGCTCCGGGCTCCGCTACGAGCGCATCCAGCTCGCCCCGAACGAGTCGCAGTTCCTCGACTCGATGCAATGGTCCTCCGCTCAGGTCGCCGCCGCGATCGGTGTCCCCGCCGAATGGATCGGCTCCGCGGTATCCGGCCAGAACGTCACCTACGGCAACCGGGAACAGCTGTGGTCCGACTGGACCGCCCGCGACTTCGCCCCCTACCTGGTGCGCATCGAGACCGGTATCGGGCAGCTGCTGCCCCGCGGTGAACGCGTCCGACACAACCTCGACGCCATCCTCCGCGCCGACCTCGCCGCCCGTTACGCCTCCTACGAGGTCGCCGCCCGCATCTTCGACGCCACCGGGGTGCCGCTGTTGACCAACGACGAGATGCGCCGCCTCGAGAACCTGCCGCCCCTCGACGGCGACACCACCTTCACCCGTCGCACCACGAAGCCCACCACGACGGAGGCTCCATGATCCGTGACCGACTCACCCTTCCCGCCGAGGTCCGAGCCCGACTCGACCTCACCGAAGGCGACCTGATCGCCGCGGGCATCGCGTGCCGGTCCCGCGGCACTCTCGTCGAAGCCCGACGGTCGCCCGAGCAGCCTGTCGAGCTCCGCTCCGACGGCGACACCGTCGGCCTCGGCGGCTACGCCGCGGTGTTCGACGTCGGCTACGACGTCGCCGGCGGACCCCCCTGGGGATGGATCGAGACCATCGCCCCCGGAGCATTCACCAAAGCGCTCCGCGAAGCCGACGACGTCCGGTTCCTCATCAACCACGACGGGCTCCCCCTCGCGCGCACCAAGCCCGGCACCCTCACCCTCGCCCAGGACGACGTCGGACTCCGCGTCGATGTCCCGGGGCTCGACCTCGTCAACCCCGACGCCGTCAAGCTGCGCTCCACCCTCGAACGCGGCGACGTCGACCAGATGTCCCACGCGTTCATCGCGCTCCGCCAGGAATGGAACGACGACTACACCGAACGCCGCATCCTCGAGGTCCGACTGTTCGACGTGTCCGCCGTCACCTACCCGGCCAACGACGTCACCGTCATCGCCCTCCGAGCCGCCGCCGGCATCGACCCCGACACCGGCAACGGCGACCCGGAACCCGAACAGATCGCCGAGCGCACCGGGATGCCCTTGTCGCTCGCCGCAGCTCAGGCCGCCGCCCTCGGCGTCTGAGCACCCCCCTTGCACGCCGGAACGCACGCAGCCTCCCACGCCGGGCCCGCAACACCGGGCACCACCTGGGCGGGCACCTGCGCTCCACCTGCCGGACCCCAAACCCGTCAACCGAACCCGTAGGGAGCCCCCATGGACTTCATCCAGTACCTCCGCGACCGCATCTCCGAGCTGCGTTCCGAACGCGACGCCGCCCACAGCGCCGTCACCGACGTCCTCGCCGCGCCGACCGCCGAGTCCCGCGACCTCAACGAGACCGAGGCCGCAGCGTTCGCCGAGGCCCGCGACCACCTCGCCGAGGTGGACACCCAGATCGCTGACCTCGAGGCCCGCCTCGACGAGCTCGTCGCCATCGAGCAGCGTCACGCCGAAGCCGCAGCGTCCCGCCCGACGCTGCCCGCCGGCGAAGGCGTCATCGGCGCCGAGGCCCGCACCTACCGGCCCGACCGGAACCACAGCTTCCTCGCCGACCTGTACGCGACCAGCTTCCGCACCGGTGACGTCGCCGGCGCCGAGGCCCGCATGGGTCGCCACAACCAGGAGGTCGCCGTCGAGCACCGCGACATCGGCGTGTCGGCCATGGCCGGAGCGGTCCCCCCGCAGTACCTCGTCGACCAGTTCGCGCCCGTCGCCCGAGCCGGCCGCCCGTTCCTCAACTCGCTGAACGCCATGGACCTCCCCCCGGAGGGCGTGAGCTTCACCGTCCCGCGTGGCACCACCGGCTCCGCCGGCGCCATGACCGCAGAGGCCGCCGCGCCCAACGAGCAGGACATGGCGAACACCGACCTCACCTCGACGGTGAACCTGGTGACCGCCGCGCAGGACATCTCCCGCACCCTGTTCATGCGCGGCGGACCCGTCGTCGACCAGGTCATCTTCCCCGACCTGTTCGCCGCGTCGGAGGTGGTGCTCAACGCGTCGGCCGTCAACGGCAACGGCACCGCCCCGCAGCACCGCGGCATCCTGCAGGTCGCCGGCATCAACGCCGTCACCTACACCGACGCGTCGCCGACGGTCGCCGAGGCGTGGCCGAAGCTCGCGGACGCCATCCAGCGGATCAACTCGGCGCGGTATATGCCCGGCAACGTGATCTACATGCACCCCCGTCGTTGGGGCTGGATCACCGCCGCGGTCGACACCTCCGGCCGGCCCCTGTTCGAGTTCTCGACCACGCCGCCGCAGTCGGTGGTCGGGCTCGGCCAGGCCGCCGAGTACGGCCAGGTCGTCGGCACGCTGCAGGGCCTGCCGGTCATCACCGACGCCTCCATCCCCACCACCCTCGGTGGCGGCACCGAGGACGTCATCTGCGTGGCCCGCAGCTTCGACATCCTCTACTGGGAGGACGACCTGCTGCAGTTCACCTTCGAGCAGGTGCCCTCGACCGCGCCCGGCCAGGTGCGCCTCGCTGCCGGCCGGTTCTCGCTGTTCACGCCGGGCCGGTACCCGACGTCGATCTCCACGATCGGCGGCACGGGCCTCGCGGCGCCGACGTTCTGACGTTGAGGCAGGCCCGGTCGACCGCACCCCGCTGCGGTCGACCGGGCCCGGCCCGAACACGAAGGAGAAAGCCCATGACGACCGACGACCACCTGCGAGGCCTGCACGAGGAGCTCCGCGGCTACGAGGCGTCCGGCCGAACGGGCCGGGCCGCCCAGGTCCGCGACGAGATCGCCCGCCTCTCCACCGCATCGGTGCCCGAAGCCGCAGTTGCCGACGACCCCGCCGTCGAGACCGCTGACAAGCCCGCCACCGGCCGCGGCCGCAGCCGCAAGAAGGCCGGCTGATGACCGTCGCCGACGAACAGATCCTCGCGGGTTCGTCGGCGACCATCACCGGCCGGTTCCGCGACCAGGACGGCGACCTCGTCGACCCGACCGGCCCCGTCACCGTCACCGTCACCCGCTCCGACGGGACCGCAGTCCTCGCCGCCGCGGCGACCACCACCCCGTCAGGCACCGTCGGTGTCCGTCAGGCGGCGCTCAACGCCGCGCAGACCGCGACGCTCGACGAACTGACCGCCACCTGGGGTGACGGCACCCAAGAGGTGACGACCCGCATCGAGGTCGTCGCCGCCTACTACGCGTCGGTGGCCGACATCAGGGCGTCGGACCCGGCGCTCACCGACACCGGCAAGTACCCGTCGGCCGCGGTGGTCGCCGCCCGCCGACTCGTCGAAACCGAGTTCGAGGACATCTGCGGCGTCGCGTTCGTGCCCCGCTACCGGCTCGCCCCGATGCGCTCGTCGGGCGCGACCCGGGTCGTGCTCGACGACCCGATGCTGCGCACCGTCCGATACGCCGACGGGCTCACCGCACCGCAGCTCGCCGCGGTGGCCGCATCAGCCGACGGCGTCGCCGAGCTCCCCTCCGGGACGTGGCCATCGACGCCGTGGCACATCGGCTACGAACACGGCTTCGACCGCCCACCCGCCGACGTGCTCGGCGCCTTCCTCACCCGGGTCCGCGACGTGTTGAACCGGTCGAACCGCGGCGTCCCTGACCGCACCTCGAGCTTCACCTCCGGCGAGAACGGCGGCACGTTCGCCCTCATCGTCCCCGGCCAACGCGGCTCGAAGACCGGCATCCCCGACGTCGACGTCGTCCTCGACCGCTGGTCGATGCGTATCCCCGGGATCGCCTGATGGCCCAGTCCGCTGTGCCCGCCGCGGTGCGGGCCCTGCACGACCTGCTCGTCGACGGCTGCCCGTGGCCCGACCGGGAACCCGACATTGGTTTCGGGGTCCCCGCCGAGCTCGGCCGAGAGATGGTCATCCTCGGCCCCGTCGACGGCACCGAAGACTGGGCGCAGCTCGGCGCCCGACGCCGCGACTGCGACTTCGAGATCGGAGTCACCGTCATCGTCCGCTGGCCCGGACACGACGCGCTCGAAGCATGCGACCGGGCGTACGCCTTGTTCGCCGTCATCGAAGACCAGCTCCGCAACCCCGACAACATCGCGCTCGCGCATTCCGCCGGCGTGCTGTGGAACGAGATCGCCCACCCCGCCTCAACCCCCACCGTCGAAGACGAGGGCTACGGGCACGTCATCCAGTCCGCGGTCCGGTTCCGGGCCCGGACCTGAACCATGGAGGTGCGCCCGTGAAGGTGCGCTACATCGGCCCGTTCACCGACGGCGTGGAGATCGCCGCCGGCGGACGCATCTGGCAGGCCGCACCCGGCGTCGACGTCGACATCCCCGACGACGTCGCCGCCGGACTCGTCACACAGACCGACATCTGGGAGCAGTCCAAACCGCCGGCCAAGCCGGCAACCAAGAAGGGTGAGCAGCCATGAGCGGATTCCTCGGACAACTCGGCGTCAAGGACGAGGTCACCTACGGCACCCTCCTCACCCCCGACCGGTTCTTCGAGTTCCTCTCCGAGGGCCTCGCAGCGGAGACCGGCCGGGTCGAATCGCCCGGCATCCGGGCCGGGACCCGCGTCCTGCGCTCGGACCGCCGCGTCCCGTACATCAACGGGGTCACCGGCTCGATCGAGCTCGACGTGCTGTCCGTCGGCTGGTCGTGGTGGCTCAAGCACATGCTCGGCACCGTCGCCACCACCGGCCCCGCCGAGACCACCGTCTACACCCACACCGGCACCGTCGGCGACCTCACCGGCGACTTCTTCACCCTGCAGGTCGGTGTCCCCCAGATCGGCGGCGCCACCATCACCCCGAAGACCGTCACCGGCTGCAAGGTGACGTCGTGGGAACTGGCCTGCAAAGCCGGCGAGACGCTCAAGTTCAAGGCCGACATCGACGGCCAGACGCTCGACCACACGACCGGACTCGCGACCGCCAGCTACCCCGCCGCGGTCGAACCGATCACGTTCATCCGTGGCGTCGTCACCGTCGGCGGCACCCAGGTCGACGTCGCCGAGTTCTCCGTCAAGGTCGACAACACGCTCAAGACCGACCGCCGCTACCTGCGCACCAACGCGCTGAAGAAGGAACCGGTCGAGTCCGGGACCCGCAAGGTGTCCGTCGAGCTCAAGTGCGACTTCGAGAACCTCACGCATCAGAACCGGGTGCTGTCGACCACCGTAGCGGGCGCCCAGGCGCAGGTCGTCCTCGTCTGCGAGGGGCTCACCACGATCGGCACCACCCTCAAGCCGAAGGTGACCATCACCGTGCCGGTCGTCATGTTCGACGGCGACACCCCCGCCGTCGGTGGACCCGACGTCGTCGACCAGTCCCTCAAGGGCGTCGGCCTCTATGACGGCACGAACTCGCCGATCAGCGTCGCCTACCAGGTCGCTTCCGCGGCCCCCTGACGCCATGCCGGTGAACCGGTCCGCGACAGTCGAAGTCCGTGGACTGAAAGAGCTTCGCCAGAAGCTCAAGGACATCGACCTCGAAAAGGACCTCAAGAAGGTCCACCATCGGGTGGCCGACCTCGTCGCGGTCGATGCCCGCCAAGTGATGGCGGGCCTGCCCGTCGGAGGGATGGCAGGTCGTGCGGCGTCGACGATCAAGGCGTCGCGTTCAGCGGTGGGCGCCCGCATCAACTTAGGGTCCGCGTCCGTGCCGTTCGCGCTCGGCGTCGAGTTCGGCGCCCACCGCAACGTGCAGCGCCGGCGAGGATCTCACTCGATGCTCGGCTGGAACCAGTTTCAAGAGTGGCGCGGCGCTGGTGACGGTGCCGGGTACGCGATCTTCCCGACGATCCGCGACAACCGTGAGCGGATCATGGCCGCGTACATGGACGAGATCGACCGCCTGGTTCGCCCGGCGTTCCCGGACTGAACAGAACAGGAGCAGAGCGTGACCATCGAACAAGTCGGGGTGATACCCGCGTTCAGGATCCGCTATCAGGGCGAAGAGGTCACAGTCGATCACCGCACCTTCACCCTCGGCGAACGGCGGCGGTCCCGACGGGCGCTCGTCGAGCTCACCGAAGCCGACGACCTGAGCCCCGACTTCGTCGACCAGCTCGCCGCCTTGGCCTGGGTCGTACTGACACGATCCCAGCCCGAGCTGAGCATCAGCGACCTGTTCGAGCAGGTCGACCTGGGCGATATCGCCGACGGCGAGGTCCTGACCGGCGAGACGCCCGAAGACGAGTCCGACCCGGAAGCGTGAGGCGGGCGCTGTTGCCGCTGTGGCCGGCGCTCGCCGCCCGATACGGGCTGCATCCGTGGGACGTCGATCGCCTGACCCCAGATGAGATCAACGGGTTCATCGCAGACCTGACCAGGACAGTCGACGTCGAGGAGGGGTGACCGGGGTGTCGAACACACGCAAGCTCACCATCGAGATCCTCGGCAATGCCAAGGACGCCACTCGGGCGATGCTCGACGTGCGTTCCGACTCGGACAAGATGGGCGAGTCGCTGATGAAAGTCGGGGGCATCGCCACCGGAGCGGGGGTCGCCCTCGTCGGCGGGCTGCTCTGGGCGGCGAAGGAGTCCGAGAACGCAGAACGCCAGGTCCGCAAGCTCGACAACTCGATCGCGAACAGCTCGCAGACCTTCAAGGAGAACGGCAAGGCGCTCAAAGATCTCGCCGCCGACATCCAGTCGAAGACCGCCGCTGACGCCGACGCCATCGTCGGTGCCCAAGCACTGATGGTTCAGTTCGGGCTCACCGAAGCCCAGGTGGCGTCGCTGACGCCGCTCGTCGTCGACCTGAGTCAGAAGATGGGGGTGGACCTCGACACCGCCGCCAAGGCCGCGCTGAAGGCCGTCGACGGTAGCTCCACGTCACTCAAGCGCATGGGGATCAACGCCGACGCGGCGGCGTTCAAGCTCGATCCGTTCAATGCCACGGTGGACACGTTGCGCTCGACGGTCGGCGGGTTCGCCGAACAGGAGGGCGCGACGTTCTCCGGGCAGCTGGAACGGATGAAGAACCAACTCGGCGACATCGTCGAAGGCGTCGGCGGTGGCGCCATCGAGGTGTTCGGTGGGATCACCGACAAGGTGTCAGGCCTGGTGGGGGCGACGTCGTCCGCGAACCCCGAGCTGGCCAACACCGTCGGAAAGCTCGGGGCGATCGGCGGCGCGTCGCTCATTGCCGTCGGTGGCCTCAGCACTGCCGCCGGCTGGCTCCTGAAGATGCGCGACCGCTTCACGTCGGTCTCCGGTGAGGGTGACAACGCGGTCCGTTCGCTGAATGGGATCGGCAAAGCCGCGGCGGGGATCGCCGCTGCCGGAGCGGCGGTCGGCGTGGTCGAGGGTGTGTTCGCCGTGCTGAACCAGTCGAGTGGGTCGGCAGCTCGAGCAGCTGCTGGGCTCGACAAGTTGAAGCTCGCTCTCGCCGATGTGGGCAGCGGAGCGGGCGACGTCGTCGACGCCTTCGGCGAGATGGTCGGGGCCGAGCAGGACACGCTGCGGCTCCAGAATCTGTGGCAGGAGTTCGGTGCCGAGGTGTCGATCGTCGGGACCGGCGTCAAGGCGGACATCGAGCAGGTGCAGCGGACCTTCGACACCTTGGGCGATACCGATGGCCCCGAGAAGCAGCTGGCCGTGCTCGACGCCCTGGAGAAGCAGACCCAGTCGCTCGACCACTCGTCGGATCAATACAAGACGAACATGGAGTTCATCGAGCGCAACCGGGCGGCGGTGGAGCAACACGTTGCCGCGGTCAAGGCCGATCGACGAGCGACCGACGAGATGACCGGGTCCACCGAGGACGGCACCGAGGCGACCGAAGACGCGACCTCGGCTCTACAGGACTATGCCGACCAGCTGCGAGCGAACACCGACCCGCTGTTCGCCGTCATCGACGCCCAAGACCGGGTCGCGGACGCGAAGAAGCGGGTCGACGAAGCCGTCACGTCCGGTGACCTGAGCGCGTGGCGGACCGCGACGATGGCTGTGACGCAAGCGCAGTTCGATCTCGAGAGTCGGATGGGTGCCCTGTCGACAGCGGTCGCGAACGGCAAGGTGAACATCGACCAGGCGAAGGGTGCGGTCGACCGCCTGACGAGTTCGGGGGTCATCACGGCCCAGCAGGCCGGGGTGATGAAGTCGCAGTTCGACGGGGTGGCGTGGACGACCGCCGTCGCGGGAAACAGGATGGACGAAACCCGTTCCAAGGCGTGGTGGCTCGGTCAGGAGATCGGCAAGCCACGGTCGATGAACATCGACTCATCCCAGGCGGAGCAGGCGATCGGTGCCGTGCAGAACCGCCTTGCCGCGTTGCGGGGAATGATGATGATGCAGACGTGGGGGCTCGGCGGCCTCATCGCCCCCGGTCGGCGAGCTATGGGTGGCCCGGTGACGAAGGGCCTGCCGTACATCGTCGGCGAACGCGGCTGGGAGCTGTTTGTCCCCGACGCTTCCGGGACGGTCATCACCCATGATGACGCGGTCCGGGCCGCATCATCGGGGGTCGCCCCAACCGGCGGGGCGGCGTCGTCGCCGGTCACGGTGAACGTGACGTTCGCCGGTCCGGTGGCAGCGGACTCGATCTCGTGGGTGGCCGAGCAGGTCGAGACCGCGGTCGCGAAGGGTGTCCGGTTCCCGCGGTTGGCGCGGAGCATGGCGTGAGCTTCGACCGGGTCGCGGTCACCGTCGAGATGGCGTTCGGGTTCGGTCCCGGATCCAGTCCCGCCGCCGGCGACTGGGTCGACCTGTCGGACTGGGTGGACCTCGACTCGTCGTCACCGGCGATCGTCGCGACGTCGGGACGCGACACCGTGCGGTCCACCCGTCCCGGGTCGCTGTCGTTGACGCTCGACAACTCGACGGGCCGCTTCAACCCGCGGAACCCGACAGGCCCGTACTACGGCAAGCTGACCAACGGGACCCCGGTGCGGGTGCGGGTCACGCACAACTCGACGACCACGACCCGCTGGTCAGGCTTCGTCGATTCGGGGTGGCCGCAGCAGCTGACAGCGCGGCTGCCGGTCGTGACCGTCACCGCACAGGACGTCCTCGGCGTGCTCGCCGAGGGTGCCGCGCCCGACACGGCGTTCGACGCCCAGGTCGCGGCCGGGGTCGCTCCGACGCACTGGTGGCGGCCCGGTGAGGGCGGCTGGACCGACAAGATGACGTCGATCACGTCGCGGCACACCGGCGGGTTCGAGTCGTTCTCCGCCGGGCAGACACCGTTCGGGCCGGTCATCGACGGTGATGCGCAGACATGGGGGCAGACCGACGCTGACGGCTACGGCGTCGTCGTCGACGCCGGCTCGAAGATCGACCTGACATCCCGGCAGATCATCTCGATGTGGGTGCAGCTGCCCGGCCCGGAGGACCGACAGCTGCACTACCTCGGCAGCCCCGCCCCGCTGTGGCTGCTCACCCAGTGCATCAACGCTCCGGGCGCCCCGGGCGACGTGATGTGTCTCATCGTGCAGATCGCCGCGACCGGCGTTTTCGTCTTCGTCGATGACCGCCACACCGGCGCCGCCTCACCGAAGGCCAACCTCTGGGGGTCCGTCGCGGGATCCGGTGGCGTCGGCCGGGCGTGGCTGGGAGCGGACGGCACCGTGCACCATGTAGCGGTCGCGCTCAACACAGCGGCGCAGGAACCGTTGCTGTGGATCGACGGGGTGCCCGTCGACCTCACGTTGGGGTCGTCTCTGTCTGGGGCGCGGGCAGCGACGCCCACCGACTTGTTCATCGGCCAGGGAAACCACCCCTCGGCGGTGCCCTATCAGGGTGTGATCGACCACGTCATGGTGTTCGAGGACTTCGGATCAGGAGCCTTCGCCGCTCCGGGGTCGAACCCGACCGAAGACGCGTTCGTCGCCGCGCTGTACGACGCGGGTCGGCTCGCGTGGGCGGGCGACTCGATGGACGAACGCCTGTCCAGCGTCGTGACCGCCATGGGGCTCGCCGCGGACACCGGCACGTTCGACCCGTCCGGCATCACCACCTTGCAGGGGTATCGGGCCGGTGACGTCGCCGGTCTCCTGCAGACGGTCGAGGACACCGAACAGGGTCGCATCTGGGTCGACCGCGACGGCGACCTCCGATTCTCGAAACGCACGTGGGCGTGGGACGACACCGTGTCCACCACCGTGCAGATGACGTTCTCCGATGATCCGACCCTGCTGGCCGGCGGCGCCCAGGAGATGGCTGAGACCGGGACCGTCATCGTCGACGACCCGCTCGCCGTCACGAACGTCGCCGCGGTCAACTCGACGTACGGCCGCCAGCAGACCGCCGAGAACACCGCGTCGGTCGCCGCGTTCGGGCGCCGTAACGCGGTGCAGCTGTCGGGGCTGCTGCACCCGACCGACAAGCAGTCGCTCGCCATCGCCGAGTGGATCGTCGCGTCGCAGGGGACTGCGACCCCGCAGGTCCGCCAGATCTCGTTCCGGGTCGAGAACAACCCGACGGTCCTCGCCCCGTTCGCCCGGGCCGTGGAGCCGGGATGGCTGGTGCGGGTGCACAAGAAGGCGGCGAGCGGCCAGGACCTCGACGTCACCGCGCACGTCATCGGCGTCACCCACACCTGGATGTTCACCGGCTGGATGGTGACCCTCACCCTCGACGCCACCCGCGCCGGGTGGTCGTGGTTCAAGTGGGGGACGTCCACGTGGGGCGGCTCGGCCGCCTGGTCGTTCTGAGGAGATCGAGATGACCACACCGTTCGTCGACCCCCAATCGCTGCACAACCCGGCCACAGGCACGTCACCGCCGGCGTCGTGGGGCGACGCAGTGCGTGACGGCGTCGTGTTCTGCGCGACGCCGCCGTCATGTCGAGCGAACCGGACGACGACCCAGTCGATCGCCGACATCACATCGACCGCCGTGTCGTTCACCGCGGCGGACTCGTGGGACACCGACAGCTTCCACTCGACGGTGTCGAACCAGTCGCGGCTCACGGTGCCGTCCGGCCTCGGCGGCAAGTACTTGATCGTCGCGACGGCGAACTGGGCGAACAACTCGACGGGGTGGCGGAACCTGAGGATCCGAGCGAACGGATCCACCGACCTCGCCACAGCAGGCGTCGGGACCGGCACCGCGAACCCGTACCCGATCAGTACCATCACCACGGTCGAGCAGCTCGCCGCCGGCACCTACATCGAGGTCACCGCCTGGCAGAACTCCGGCGCCGCCCTGGACATCACCGCCGCGAACGTCACGATCATGCAGGTGTCGCTGTGACCCACCGGTCGCGGCCCGTCGGCCCCACCGTCCGTGTGTTCTGCGCGGCGGCCGCCGGCCTCGGTCTCTGGCAGGTGGGGTGGATCGCCGACCAGTCGAGCCGGCTCGGCGAGTTCCTGCCCGCGCCGTGGTCCCCGACGTTCTGGATCGCGGCGTGGAGCCTCGTCGCGGTGGCGGGCGCTGTCGCGGCGGTGACAGGCGCCGATGTCGCGACCCGCGTCGCGCTCGTCGCGCTCGCGACCACCTCCGGGCTCGGCATCGTCACCGCTCTCGCTCTCGACCGGTCGATGGGCCATCAGTTCTGGCAGGTCGGCCAGGCCGCTCTGATCGTCGCCGTCTGCTTCGCCCTGCTCGTCTCCCCGCTGCGCGACGACACCGTCCACTGATGGCAGCGGACCCGATCGTCTACTTGGCCGGCGCCGCCCTCGTGCTCATCGGCAGCCTCGCCGCGGTGCGCGGCACTCAACGCGGCAAGGAGGCCGACACCGCCATCGCCTTGTCGGCCGAGATGCGTGAGTGGGCTGACGATCTGCGCCAGGCGGAGCAGACGTGTCGCACCGAGCTCGAGAAGGTGCGGGCCGAGGTCGATCGGCTGCGCGGTCTGCTGGTCGAGACACGAGACGAGCTCGACTCGACCCGCGCTGAAGTGCGCAGGCTGAGAGCGGAGGTGCAGCGGTGAAGGTCCCCGGCATCCCGTTCGATCCCGGCAAGCACCCGCAGGGGCCGCTCGCTCCGACGGCGATCGTTCTGCACCGCACGTACGGGGCGTTCGGCAAGGACGGCTACCGGTCCGCCTACGCGATCGGCAAGAACGGCCGGGGCGGCACCGGCATCGGGTTCCACTTCCTGATCGGCAAGAACGCCGGGCAGGTCGTCCAGTTCTACGACACCGCCGTCGAGGCCGCGCACGCCAAGGGGGCCAACTCGTGGAGCGTCGGCATCGAGTTCGACGGCGTCAACGAGGACGTCCTCACCGACTGGAGAAGGCTCTGCGTGAGCCGAACGAGATCACCGAGAAGAAGTGACCTCAAAAAACTAGGTGCCTTATACAAGGCACTTAGGGCGCGTATAACTGGCAGGGAGCTGTCTCAGTTCTCGACAATGTCTTCTCAAGAGAGTTCAACGCAAATCTAACGTGGACCGGGAACAGGTTTGACGACGGCTCACCACTATCACTTGCTGATGCAAAGATCTAATGGAGGACAACATGAACGAAGAAGACGCAGCGTTGGTTAAGCCATTCGACGAGGATGCGGCTGCTAACGAGTACGACGCAACTGTAATCGAAGAGACAGACAAGACCGGATCTGAGGAAGACGGCCCACAGCCATCTGAGATTCCGGCCTGGAACGACGACAACGGAGAGTTGGTTGTGCTGTGACGCCTATCCAAGGAAACCCAGACACGCTTCTTGCGTTTGCCCTTTCTCAGGTTGGTTATTCTGAGAACCCGCGAGGTTCGAATCGAACGAAGTACGGCGCTTGGTATGGTCTCAATGGCCAGCCCTGGTGCGCGATCTTCGATTCGTACGTTTCGAGTGCTTCAGGCAACCCGCTTCCGCCGATTGCCACGTCCAAGGGCTACGCATACGTTCCGGATCTTGAAGACTACGCAAAGTCAACCGGTCAGTGGCGTCCACGAGGAAGCGGCTACACACCAAAGCCCGGCGATCGAGTGCTGTTCAGCTTCGGTAAGCGTCGAGCAGACCATATCGGGATTGTCCGAAACTACGTCGGCGGCGGTCGGGTAGCAACAATCGAGGGAAACACAAACGGCGCAGGTAGCCGTACTGGTGGCTCTGTCCTTGAGAAGGTTCGCTCGTCGAACATCCTCGGGTTCGTTGACGTTCGCGTGAACGCGCCAGCACAGGTTATCGATTACTCGGGGCTTCGTCGCCTTCTCGCGGCGAAGCTTCGCGAGCAGTATGGGGCAACGCCCGACATGGGTGGTGGACATCCAAGCTGCTGCGAGGTCGTGGCTCTTCAGCAGAGTCTGAACTTGGTTGCAAACGCCAACCTCAACACCAATGGCGTGTACGACGACGCAACGATCCTTGCTGTCGCCAATTTCCAGAAGTTCATGAATGGGCTCGGAGCAAAGATTACTGATTTCCCAGGCGCATCACAGGCCGGGACTCGTTGGTGGCTCTGCACGGCCCTTCAGAACATCCGAGATGGTAAGGCATAGTAGAGACTAACCAAAGATCGTGAGCCCTGTCGCCCAGGCCGCCTGGATCATCGCCGCGGTCTGCGACGCGCACCGCATCCCCCGCACCTACACTACCGAGGGCGGCCGCCGACGCGTCGCCGGATGCCTGCCTCACGCCCTCGTCCCCGGCTCCGACCACACCGACGCCGTCACCGCCGCCGACTGGAACCGGATCGCCGCGCACTGGACCGGTGCAGCCACCCCCGCCACCACAGAGGAGGACGCCATGACCCCCCAGCAACGAGACGAGGTCGTCGGCCGGCTCGACGAAGCCATCGGCCTGCTGCGCTCCATCCACCCCGCCGTCGCACAGATCCAGACCGGTGTCATGGACCCCGTTGCGGGGGTGCGCACCATGGTCGTGCAGCTGCTCGGCCAGGCACAGACGGCCGCGGATCCAACCCAGGTCGCCCAGGCGATCGCCGGCGCCCTGCCCGACGACCTGGCCCGCCAGGTCGCCGACGAGCTCGCCGCCCGGCTCGCCGCCTGATGCCCGCCACCGTCCGCGACCACCTCGGCGGTCGGATCCCACCCGGCTGGACGCCCGCACCGTGCGTCGACCTCGGCCTGCGCCTGTCGGACCTCGAAGTCGTCCACCAACCCTGAAGGGCAAGCTGATGTCGCGCTACTCCCCGAAGAACATCCTCGAGCAGGAACCGGCTGTGATCTCCGGTGCCGTCATAGTCGCGGTCAACGCGTTGGCGTTGTTCGGCGTCGTCGCGGTCTCCGCCGACCAGCTCGCCGGGCTCAACGCCGGGCTCGCCGCGCTGCTCGCCCTGTTCACCCGCCAGACCGTCACCCCCACCGCGAAGGTGCGCTGATGGGCGCCATCTTCGACGACACCGGCAAGGTCCGCGACCGAGACGCCCTGCGATCAGTCCAGGTCAACGCTGCCGGCCCCCGCCGGCCAGCAGTCGCCGTCGACCGCTCAGCGGACACCAAGACCGTCGAGACGGTCAACGAGCTCACCGGCGGCACCGCCGGGTGTCAGGTCCACCACGCCTCCGGCCGCGTGGACGCCGTAGCAACCCCCGACGTGGTGGCCTCCGCCGCATCGACCAACCCCTGAGGAGCACATCCCCATGGCTTTCCCATCCAGCAACTGGTTCCGCAAGCTCCTCGAGGACTCCCTCGAGAACACCTCCGCGATCGACTTGAACTCGGACGTCATCAAGTGCGCCCTGTTCACCGACGCGATCACCGGCACCTTCAACTTCGACACGAACCTGGCGTACGGGTCGGCCCCCTGGAACGCGAGCGAAGTGTCCGGCACCGGAT